CCCGAAGGGATTGCCATTGTGCCGATCGTCGGGACACTGGTCAGCAGGTCTGGCTTCATCGATGCCGCAAGTGGCCTTCTCTCTTATGGCGACATTGGAAGTGTCATCGCCGGTGCCCTAAATGATCCCGCTGTGAAGGGCGTGATCCTCGACATGGATTCGCCCGGCGGCGAGGTCGGCGGCCTGTTCGATCTCGTCGACGGCATCCGCGCTCATCGCGCCACAGGTAACAAGCCACTCTGGGCCGTGGCGAACGAGAGCGCGCTTTCCGCAGCCTATGCCATCGCCAGTGCTGCCGATCGCATCTATGTGACCCGCACCGGCGAGCTGGGCTCGATCGGAGTGGTTGCTGCCCATGTCGATGAAAGCGGTGCTGATGCCAAGGCTGGTCTCGCGTGGAGCTTCATCTTCGCAGGCGATCGCAAGGTCGACGGCAATTCCCATGGGCCCCTGTCGGAAAGCGCGCGGGCCGATGTGCAGGCTGATGTTGATCGTCTCTATGCGGAATTCTGCGCAACTGTTGCCGCCAACCGTGGGCTGACACCGGACGCAGTACGTGCCACCGAAGCTGCGATCTATCGCGGCTATCGGGCAGTCGCGGCTGGCCTAGCCGATCGCATTGGCACGCTCGAGGCCGCCATTTCCGACATGATGGGCGAGGTTGATCGGGACTTGGCTCCACCACCGCCCGTCGTTACCCCTAAACCACGAAGGAGTCTTGCCATGGCATCAAACGCCACAGAATCTCTCCAACCACAGGCCGCAGCGCCGGAGCATGGTCCCACGCCAGACGTCGCGGAGCCGGGTCCGCCAGAGCCTGCCACTACGCGGCTCCCAACACCACAGAGCGATCCTGCCGCCGCCATTCGCGCCGAATATGCCGAGATCGCTGACATCGCGGCCCAGGCGGCAAGGCTTGGCGTAATCATCGATGCAGCGGATGCGATGCGAAAGGGCATCAAACCCGATGCACTGCGCCGCACTGTGCTCGACAGCCTGGCGCAGCACAGCGAGGCCGCAAGCATCATTGCTGCGGCACCATCCACGCCCATCGCGGGCGACAGTCCGATCGTCCGCCGCGCCAAGGAACGCGCGGCAGCCAACCAGAAATGAGGTGATCCATGCCCGTCCTGACCCAATCGCCGACGCTTGGCGATCTCCTGAAGTATGAACTCAACGGAAGCTACGCCCGCGAGATCGTGACGCTGAAGGCCGGCACCAATTATGCCTTGGGCTCTGTCCTCGGCAAGATAACCGCGTCTGGCAAGTACCGGCTGGCGCCTTCGACCACCGTTGTTGGAGATGAAGGTGCCGAGACAGCGGTTGCAGTGCTGCTCGAGGCGGCCGATGCCACGGCGGCTGACAAATCCGCGCTCATTCTGGCGCGAGGCCCCGCTATCGTTTCGAAGAACGCTCTTGTCTTCGATGCCTCGGTCGATCTGCTGGCAGAGAAGGTGGCCAAATATGCCGACCTCTCCGCCGCCGGGATCGTGCCGCGCGACACCGCCTGATCTCACCTACCTCGTCTTGTCCCACCTGGCCCCGCTTCGACGGGGCTTCTTTCATTCCGGAGGTCTCTCCCCATGCCCGTCATGATCAATCCCTTCGACGCCGGCGGCTATACGCTGGCCGAGATGACCCAGGCCATCAACATCCTGCCCAACATCTGTACGCGCCTCGGCGAGATGGGCCTGTTCCGCTTCGAGGGCGTCACCCAGCGCTCGGTCATCATCGAACAGGCGGAAGGAATACTGAACCTCCTGCCGACCGTACCCCTTGGTGGGCCTGCCACGGTCGCCAATCGCGATACCCGCTCGATGCGGTCCGTCACCGTGCCGTGGATTCCCCATGACGATGTTGTGACGCCGCAGGACATCCAGGGTGTCAGGGGCTTCGGCGTGGCCGATGCCGCCGATCCACTGGCCACCGTCATGGAGCGGAAGCTCACCCGCATGCGCGCCAAGCACGCCCAGACCCGGGAATACATGGAGGTCAATGCGCTCCGCGGCATCGTCAAGGACGGCGCCGGGGCCACACTCTATAATTACTTCACCGAATTCGGGCTTGCCCAGCTCTCGGTCGACTTCGTGCTGGGGACCGCCGGGACCAATGTTCAGGGCAAGGTCAGGGACGTGCTCCGGAAGGTTGAGACTGAGCTCAAGGGCGAAACCATGAACGGGGTCCTGGCGCTGGTCAGCCCAGAGTTCTTCGACAAGCTCATCTCCCACGCCAAGGTGGAGGAAGCCTACAAGTATTTCTCGTCGACCGGCGCCCAGCCGCTCCGCGAAGACACTCGCCGCCGTTTCCCCTTCGCTGGCACGATCCTCGAGGAATACAACGCCACCGTCACGCTCTCGACGGGATCGACCGAAACCTTGGTCCCGGCAGGAGAAGGTCTCGCATTCCCGATGGGTACCATGGACACCATCGTCACCTATGGCGCGCCCGCCAATCTGATCGAGACCGTCAACACCATGGGGCTCCCGATCTATGCCCGGCAGATCGCCAGGAATGATGGCTCGGCCATCGACGTCAAGACCGAAGCCTCGATCCTGCCGGTCAACAAGCGCCCCCGCCTTGCCGTCCGGATCTTCAGCAGCAACTGAGGGGCAGAGCCATGACCGTCTTTGCAGCTGCTGTTGACGCGCTCTTTGCCGATCCCAACATCGGGCGGGACGCAATCTGGCGTGCCGGTGGCGCCGGAGCCGGTGTTGGCGTTCGTGTGGTCTTCCGCGCACCCGACGCCATCACCAATTTCGATGGTGGCCGATTCGTGGCAACGGGCCGCTTCATCGATGTGCAGGTTTCGGAGGTGGCGACGCTTCAACCGGGCGACACCTTCGAGATCAACAGCACCGTCTATGTCGTTCAGGGCGAGCCCCTGGCCGATGACGACAAGCTGATCTGGTCGGCGGAAGTCCGGGCGGCGTGATGACTGGCGTTCAGGTCACTGTCATCGGCGATCTGCAAAAGGAACTGGTCGCCGAAACCAAAGCCGCCGAGCGCGCGGTGACGGCAGCGATCCGGCTCGCCGGAGCGGGCGTCAAAGCCGGATGGCGGGCGCAGATTGCGGCCGCGGGTCTTGGCGAACGGCTGGGGCGCACGATCCGCGATCAATACTATCCGAAGAGTGGGACGAGCATCGAGGCGGCGGCTCTGGTCTACTCACGCGCATCGCACATTGTCGGCGCTTTCGATCAGGGCGCCGTCATCCGCTCGAAGGACGGCTTCTGGCTGGCGATCCCGACCGCGGCGGCGGGCAAGAGCTTGAAAGGTGGCAGGATTACGCCCGGTGAATGGGAGCGGCGCAATGGGCGCAGGCTCAAGTTCATTTACAGGCGCGGTCGGCCGGGTCTGCTGGTTGACACCGGGGATATTCTCCCAAGAGCGCGTGTCATGAAGCGCGATGGAACATCGCGCGCCGCACGGGGCTTCAAGAACCGTTCCGTGATCATCTTCATCCTTGTGCCGCAAGTCCAGCTCCGCAAGCGGCTCAATCTCGACGCGGTCGCGCGTGAATGGCAGGACAAGCTTCCGGCACTGGTCGTGCAGAACTGGCCCGATCTCAAGGCGGAGACACGCTGATGGCGACGAAGCGCGAAACCATCCTGCAGGCGCTGTTTACACTGCTATCCGGTTTGTCTGGGCCGACGGTCCTGCGCAACGCCAATATGCCCGAGCGCGTTCCTGCTGGTGGCATCGTCATCCTGCGCGATGGCGATCCGGGCGAACCGGAAGTACTCCTATCGCCGCCCGAATATGTCTATGAGCATCGCACCGACGCCGATGTCGTCGTCGATGCGGCAACACCCGCCGCCAGGGACAGCATTTTCGACGGCATCATGCTGGCGATTGGTTCGGCTGTCGCCGCCGACCGCACGCTTGGCGGGCTTTGCGACTATGCCGAGACGGCGGCGCCGGTGTCCGTCGATCTCATTGTCGAGGGTGCTCCCGGTTTCAAGGCGGCAACGCTGCCGATCATTCTGCACTACGGGACAGCCGATCCGCTGTCTTGAGAAATGAAAGCCGTGTGGCGTGTCGCCCAACTAGATTGCGCCGAGCTGGCTCAGCGCGTGACGAACCTCCTCAATGCCCTCAGGCGACAAGGGTGCCTGCGGAAGAAGTGGCTTGCCGACCGCGTAACCCTGCAATTCGAGCGCGCCCTTGATGCAAGCGGCAAGGTCATATTTGGCAAAGACTTCATTGATGCGCCAGAGCTGCCGCTGGATCTTCATGGCAGAATCCCAGTCACCTCGGGTGCACCGCTCATAAAGTTCAACGCTGTGCTTGGGTATAATGCAGGCAGGACCCGCCATCCATCCCTTGCCGCCGATCATCATGACGCATGCGGGGATGTGTGCAGATGCCGCAAATACTGCCATTCGTCCTCCCACGCGATTGATGATCGTGAGAAGCCGCCCCGTATTGGATGATGCATCCTTGATGTAGCGAATGTTCGGAATTTGGCTCAGGCGGTCAATCACTGGAACAGAGAGATCAGAACGCTGAAAGTTGGGATTGGTATAGAGCACGACGGGGAGCGTCACCGCTTCCGCGATGGCCTTGAAATACGAGTAGACCCCGTCGTCGGCAATCGGAAAGTAGGCTTCAAGAATTGCGAGTATTCCATCGCAGCCAAGCGTCTGCATCTCACGTGCCTGGAAGACGGCATCGGCAATCGTTGTTGCCGCAACACCAGCAACCACCGGCACGTGGCCATCGGCGGCATCGACCACGACCTCCACAACGCGCCGGCGCTGCGGCCAAGTGAGATAGGCAAATTCGCCCGTTGATCCCAAGGGAGTTAACCCATGAATCCCTTTGGCGATCAGGTCCCTGCAAAGTTGGGCAAGCACCTCGCTTAGAATCTCGCCCGAGGGACTCACCGGCGAGACCAGGTATGGGAACACGCCATGAAACGGTACGTCAACCATCAGATGTGCCTCCCCCCATATTGCGGCATAGCGCTTCGCCAGCATTTCATCGGACCTTACCAACACTGAAAGGAATTCACCATGGCACGAGCCCAGAAGGCGCGGGCGCAGCTCGCGACCGCATTCGAGACGATCTATGGCATGCCGCCGGCCAGCGGCTACTTCAAGATGCCATTCGCAAGCGCATCGCTGGGTTCCGAGCAGCCGCTGCTCAGTTCCGAACTCCTGGGCTATGGCCGCGATCCGCTGCCGCCGGTGCTCGATGCCTTCACCGCCGAGGGCGACATCGTGGTGCCGGTCGATCTTCGCGCTTTCGGCATGTGGCTGAAAGGTGCCTTCGTTGCGCCGATCACCACCGGCACGGGACCCTACAATCACGAATTCCGCTCAGGCTCGTGGTCGCTGCCATCGCTGGCGATCGAACTCGGCATGCCGGAGGTGCCGCACTTCGGGATGAACGCGGGCTGCGTGGTCAACACGCTGTCGTGGCAAATGAAGCATGCGGGATTGCTCACCGCGACCATCGGCCTCATCGCCCAGGGCGAGACTGTAGGGGCCGCCACGGGGGCGGGCACGCCCACCGATTGGGCCATCAGCCGCTTTGGCCAGTTTAATGGGGCCGTAAAGCGCAACGGCGCCTCCCTCGGCAATGTGGTTTCGGCACAGGTTAATTACACCAACAATCTCGACCGCATCGAGACCATCCGCGCCGACGGCAAGATCGACGGCGCCGATCCCTCGATTGCTGCGCTGACGGGCCAAATCGTCGTACGCTTCGCCGACCAGACATTGCTCAACCAAGCGGTGGCGGGGACGGCCGCCGAACTCGAATTCTCCTTCATTAAATCCGCGAGCGAGAGCCTGACCTTCACCGTGCACGCGGTCTTCCTGCCCAAGCCCAAGCTTGCGGTGCAGGGACCGCAGGGCGTTCAGGCGACGTTTACCTGGCAGGCGGCGCGTGACTCCGCCTTGGGCCGCATGTGCACCGCCGTTCTCATCAACGACGTAGAGAGCTACTGACATGATCCGGCTCAATCTCTCATCCAAGCCGCAATGGATCGATCTCGGCCATGGCGTGTGGGTTCTCGCCCTGCCACTGACTTCGGCAGTCTTGCTCAGCCTGCGCGGCGATCTGGCACTCGAAGACGCCGAACTCCTTTCGCCTGCCGAGCAGGCGCTGCGTTTTGCGAAAGCGGTTGCCTCCCGCGTTATCACCGAATGGGAAGGTGTGGGCGACGAGGAGGGCAAGGAGCTTCCTGTAACGCCCGCAGCAGCTGCTGCACTCATGGACGTGTTTCCGCTCTATCGCGCGTTCGAGGCCCAATACATCGGACCCTGGCTGAAGCTGGAATCGGAAAAAAACGTCTCCGCGCCCTTGCCGAATGGCACTTCGGTGGGGGCGCATCCTATTGCACGGCCTGCGGGCGAAAGTGTCCCGACTGCCCTGCAAGTCTGAGTGCGCCCGAAACGTTCGAAGGCTGGCAGGTCTGGGACCTCGCTTTGCGCATGGGCGGGCAGCTTCGGGTGGCCCCCTCGGGTGCGATCATCGGCTGGGACTTCGCGTCCGCGCTGGCAATGGCGTCCGCGCTGGGGATCGATCCTCTTCCTGCCGCGGAAATGCTGCCGGTGATCGAGGCGGCCGCCGTGCGCGGGCTCAATCAATCTCTCTTGGCGTCTATGGACAGGGATAATGGCTGAACGCAAAGTCTCGGTGCGCCTGTCGGTCGTCGATGGCGGCCAGTTCAAGGCGGAACTGGCCGAGCTTGGTGCTTCCGGCAACCAGGCGCTCGGCACCATCGGTGCGGGTGCTGCCAATGCCGGCAAGGCGGTCCATCTCAGTTCCCAGCAGCTGACCAATCTTCACTATCAGCTGAGTGACATCGGTGTCAGCCTCGCCTCCGGGCAGAACCCGTTCACGATCATGCTTCAGCAGGGCTCGCAGGTCGTCCAGATGTTCGGGCCCGGCACCGGGGTACTTGGCGCCATCAGAGCGATTGGCACCGGCCTCATCACCTTCCTCACCAATCCGCTTAATCTGGCGCTGCTCGGCTTCTCGGCGGCAACCGCCGCGGCCGGGTACCTGTTCTCGACCGTCGCCGGTCCCGGCGAGGACGCCAACAAGACCCTTGAAGAGCAGGAAGACTTGATCGGCCGCATCGCCGACAAGTACGGCGATGTGCTGCCCCACGTGCAGGCCTATGCGGACGAAATCAGCCAAGCCAATCAGACCGCCGATCTCGCCAGTGCCAAGACCACGGTCTTGCAGAAGGCATGGGAGGACGCAGCAAGGACCTTCTCCGACGCACAATATCAGGTGCAGGTCCTCGCCAACGACCTGCAATATGCAACCGACTCCACCGCCTTTCTCGATCTGCAGAATGCGGTCAATGGCCTGGATGGCAAGCTGAAGGACAGCACAGCAACCGCTGAAGACGCGGCGAAGGTCCATGACATCCTGATGAAGCTCTTCCGCGAGACGGGCATTCCCGCCACGGAAGAACTCGCCAGGGAATTTGCCGAGCTTGCGGGCGCCATTGCCGCGGCGAGCACGCAGGCGAGTGAAATCGGCAAGGAGTTCTCGCAGAACCTCCCCGCCGCGGGTGTAATCGACGCGCTCAACGCCGAACTCGAAGCTCTCGGCAGGACCGGGGAGCAGCTCAGGATCGAGAAGGAACTGCGCAAGGCCAATGTCGATGCCGCGTCGGACGAAGGCAAAGCGATCGCCGCAACTGTGCATGAGATTTTCGCCGAGACCCAGGCCCGCAAGGACGCCGCCGCGGCGGAACGCGAAGGGGCTTCCGCCAGGCGATCAGCCTTGGCCCGCGCCACTGCCGAAACCCAACGCCAGCACGAAGCCGTTGTCGATCTGATCGAAAGCCTGCAAGAGGAAGTCGAGATCGAGCAGACGCAAGACCCGGTGCAGAAGGAGCTGATCCGGCTGCGTGAGCAAATGGCGGGCGCCACGTCTGAGGAACGCGCGAAGATCGAGGAATTGATCCGGGCGAAGATCGCGCTGCAGAACGCCGAGAAGGAGGACAAGAGCCTTTTCGGGGCGTCGATTGAGTATCTCAAGGATTTTGCCGAGAAGGCCGGAACCGCTGCCGATCTCATCAAGGAAACGATCAGCGGCGCGTTCTCGTCGGCCGCGGACGCGGTGGCGGAGTTCGTAAGAACCGGCAAGGTCAATTTCGCCTCGCTGATTTCCTCGATGCTGGCCGATCTGGCGCGGCTTGCGGTGCAGCAGGCGGTCCTCGCACCATTGGCGAAGCTCCTGGGCGGATTGCTTGGCGGCTCGGGCGGCGGCATCGGAAGCATTCTGGCCAGCATCTTTCATGATGGCGGCATCGCGGGCGGAGCCTCGCCCACGCGCGCGGTCCCGGCCCTTGCCTTCGCGGGCGCACCGAGGTTTCACGGTGGCGGCATTGCCGGGCTCGGGCCCGACGAAGTGCCGGCCATCCTGCAAAGGGGTGAGCGGGTGCTCAATCGCAGGGAAGCGCAAAGCTACGGACAGGGGCGCGCCATCAACATCAACATTGCTACGCCCGACATCGAGAATTTCAGGCGGGCGCGCACGCAGGTTGCCGCCGACATCGCGCGCGCGGTGTCGTTCGGTTCGAGGGGATTGTAAAGGATGGCCTTCGACGAAATCCGCTTTCCGGACAACATCAGCCGGGGGGCACGGGGCGGACTTGAACGCCGCACTCGCATTGTCGAGCTCGCCTCGGGGCGCGAGGAACGCAATTCGCCCTGGGCGGGATCACGGCGCCGCTACGATGCTTCCTATGGCATCCGCCGCGCCGTCGATCTCGCCAGCGTCATCGCCTTCTTCGAGGCGCGCTCAGGCAGGCTTCGCGGCTTCCGCTGGAAGGACTGGGCCGACTACAAGTCGTGCCTGCCGTCGCAAACAATCGCCGCCACCGACCAGCTCATCGGCCATGGCGATGGGACGAGGACTGCCTTTCAGCTTTCGAAGACCTATTCGTCAGGGCTGCAAAGCTATGTGCGCACCATCAACAAGCCGGTGGCCGGAACGGTGCTCGTAGCGGTCGGCGGCGTGGCGCAGTCCTCGGGCTGGTCGGTCGACACGACAACCGGGATTGTCACCTTCACCACCGCCCCCGCCAATGGCGCGGCGGTGACGGCTGGCTTCGAGTTCGACGTGCCCGTCCGCTTCGACAGCGATCTGATGGACGTGACTCTCGACATCGAGCGCCTGGGCTCGATCACGTCCATCCCGATTGTGGAGATCAAACTGTGAAGACCTTGCCTCCCGGCATGCAGTCGCATCTCGATTCGGGCGCCACCACTCTGTGCTGGTGCTGGAAGATCGAGCGCGCCGATGGCGTGGTGTTGGGTTTCACAGTTCATGAGAGGCGTGGTCCGTGTCTGGTTGACCAGTGATCCACGGACGAACGTATCGTGATGCTTGTAAGTCCTCTGCCCTCAGCTGATCCTCCGCCTGCAACCTCCGGGCACATATGACTGACGCGAAACGGCCTCTCGGAACGACAGAACGCATGAAGCTATTGGTCTGCCGGGATGCGGCGATCGACTTCACTGATGTTCCGGACTCCGCAAAGAGCCATCGTGACGTCCAGCTCTTTGCGAATGATCTCGATGGCCGTTGCGACACCGGCCTGGCCGCCGGCGCCGAGGCCATAAATGTATGCCCGACCGATCAAACAGCCCCTGGCGCCGAGCGCAAGCGCACGCATCACGTCCTGACCCGATCGAATGCCACCGTCGAACAAGATTTCAATTTCCGAGCCCACCGCTTCAGCAATTCTAGGCAAAATCGAGATTGTCGAGGTCGCACCATCGAGCTGCCGGCCACCGTGATTGGAGACGACGATCGCCGCCGCACCAGACTTGGCGGCGAGCTTGGCGTCCTCGACATCGAGAATGCCCTTGAGGATCAGCTTGCCGGGCCAAATGCTTCGAATCCACTCGACATCCTTCCAGTTCAGGGTGGGGTCGAATTGATGCCCGATCCACTCTGCCAGTGCCTTAACTCCTGCTTCACCCTTTACATGCCCGGCAAGATTTCCAAAAGTCCAGCGTTTTCCGGTGAGCACGCTATAAGCCCAGCGGGGCTTGGTCGCCATGTTGATGAGGTTCGAGAGCTTGAGCGACGGGGGAACCGACAGGCCATTCTTGATATCGGCATGGCGCTGTCCGAGTATCTGAAGATCGACGGTGAGGACGAGGGCGCTGCACTTGGCGGCCAGTGCCCGCTCAATAAGTGACCGGGCGAAGCCACGATCCTTCATGACATAGAGCTGGAACCAGAAAGGCTTTTCGACGGCCCCAGCGACGTCTTCTATCGAGCAAATCGCCAGCGTGCCGAGCGTGTAGGGAATTCCCGCCGCTTGGGCGGCCCGGCAGGCAAGGATTTCTCCATTGCCGTGTTGAAGTCCACCGATGCCAATAGGCGCCAACCCGATGGGAAGGCCCACCTTCTCACCCAGGATGGTCGTGCTCGTATCCCGATGGGAGACATCGACCAGGACACGCTGGCGCAGTCGGATACGTTCCAGGTCGGCGCAGTTGCGGCGCAGTGTCCCCTCGGAATAGGATCCCGCCTCGGCATAGCCGAAGAAGGCGCGCGGCACGCGGCGGCGGGCAGCCTGCCTGAGGTCTTCGATGCAGGTGATGTTCCTCAGAAGGGCGGGGGCGCGACGATCCCGCTTCGTCGCGGCCTCCATAAGGTGGCGGCCAACTTGTCCCCCGAGCGCTTTCAGCATCGTCAAGCTCCCGATTAATGCTGGTGGCGATTGGATCGCTGACTGCATTGGATGCAAATACACTATTCAGTATACACCATTGGCGGTAGCATGAATTGTGCCCAAGACCTCGGACAGGACCGTAGAATGCATATTGCGGGCGGCCTACGGGCTCTTCCGTCGAAGGGGATTCTTTCGCACAGGGGTCGATGAGATCGCCGAGGCTGCCGGTGTCACCAAACGCACGCTTTACTATCACTTCCAGAGCAAGGATGCGTTGTTGGCGGCGGTGCTTGCGTCAAAGCACGAGCGGGTATTTGCCGAATTCCAAACATTTGGCATCGATTTCTCAGGTGGAGCGGAAGAAGTAGTTGACACCCTCTTTCGCCAACTCTCGATCTGGTCGATGAAGCCAAAATGGGCAGGTTCCGGTTTCACGCGCCTTGCCATCGAGCTTGCCGATCTCCCCGGTCATCCGGCCCGCTCGATCGCCCGCAAACATAAGGCGGCGCTTGAAGACCACCTTGCTGGACTATTGGCGAAAGCACAGGTGACGTCACCACGCGAGCGAGCGCGCGAATTGCTGTTGCTGACTGAGGGCGCGACGGTAATGATCTTGATCCACGGCGATCGAAGCTATGCCGATGCGGCGGCTGAAGCTGCAAAGAGACTCGTCAGAAGCCCACGCCACCGAGGCAACTATTCTCGATCAGGCAGGCAGAAGGTCTCCTCAAAACCGCGCAAGAAGCGATTGCGCCAGGACCCAGAAGTCTAACTGCCGCTTGAATTTCCGTTTTCCTTGGCTGGTCAACCAAACAGCTCCCAAAGCGCTCCATTTTGGGGCGATACCGACATGCCCCCGGAAATGAAAGGCCAGCATCGTCAGTCTGCTGATGACTTCCAATTGGTCACCGACACACTCCTAACGTGCCCACGCACCACTCGCATTCATAAAAAGTTGAAGTTGCCGGAGATTGGAACATGAAGGCGCTTCCCACCGGTTTGCAGGCGCATCTCGACAGCGGCGTCACCACCCTGTGCTGGTGCTGGAAGATCGAACGCGCCGATGGCGTGGTGTTCGGCTTCACCGATCATGACCGCATGCTCACGATCTCGGGTGTCGATTACGAACCGGATTCCGGCTTTGCCGCGTCGGAAATCCGCTCGGGTTCCGATCTTGCGGTCGATGCCCAGGACGCGGAAGGCGTGCTGTCGTCGGGCCGCATTACCGAGACCGACATTCTCGACGGGCGCTGGGACAATGCGGCAATCGAGGTCTGGCGCGTCAACTGGGCCGACACAGCGCAGCGCGTGCTCATGCGCCGGGGCAATATCGGGCAGGTGCGCAGGGGCAAGGCTGCTCTCGTTGCCGAGGTACGCTCGCTCGCCCATGTGCTGAACCAAACGGTGGGGCGCACCTTCCAGTACTATTGCGATGCGGCACTTGGGGACGCGCGCTGCGGCGTGAATCTTGAAACCTCCACCTACAAGGGGACGGGAACGGTCGCAGCCGTCAGTGCCGACCGAGCTTTTACGGCATCGGGCCTGTCCGCCTTCGCCTCGGGATGGTTCGAACTTGGTTATGTAGAATGGACCAGCGGCGCCGACACGGGCCGCAAGGCCGAGATCGCGCGTCATGTCGTGTCGGGGGCAACCGCAGCAATCGAACTCTTCGAGGGTCCCGTCCGTTCGATCAAGGTGGGCGATAGTTTCATCATCCGCGCCGGCTGCGACAAGCAGTTTGCCACCTGCAGGGCGAAGTTCGCCAATGGCGTGAACTTCCGGGGGTTTCCGCACATGCCGGGCGACGACACCATTCTGCGCTACGCCAACAAGGGCGATGGCAACACCGGCGAGCCGCTCTGATCCCATGACACATTATACTATAGAGCTGGCCGCCGATCCGGCGCGGGTGATCGAAGTCGCGCGCTCGTGGGCAGGAACACCCTATCACGACCAGGCGAGCGTCAAGGGTGTGGGCTGCGATTGCGCGGGCCTGGCCCGTGGCATCTGGCGCGAGGTGGTGGGCAGCGAGCCCGCGAGCTTGCCGCCCTACTCGCGAGACTGGGGGGAAGTGGGTGCCCGCGAGACCTTCGCCGAATTCGTGCGGCCCTTCATGATCGAAGCCGATCCGGCGCAGGCGAGGCCCAGCACATTGCTTCTGTTTCGCATGAAGCGCCAAGGCCCCGCCAAACATTGTGGCGTGCTCGTCGATCACGGCCTTGTCGTCCATGCCATCGAACGCCGCGGCGTCATTGCCGTTCCCTACGACACCGCGTGGGCTCGCCGGGCAGCCTTCGCTTTCCTCTTTCCTGCTGGAAACCCCTGATCCATGGCTTCCGTTGTCCTGAGCGTGGTGGGCGGCGCCATTGGCGGCCCCATTGGAGCCGCCATCGGCTCGGTCATCGGTGCCGTGATCGACAGCCGCCTCGTGGCGGCGCTCACGCCAGCCCAGCGCATTGAAGGTCCCCGGCTTGATAACATCCGGGTGACGACCGCAACGGAAGGGATCGTCATCCCGCGCGTCCATGGCCGCATGCGGTTGGGCGGCAACATCATCTGGGCCACCGATTTCCGCGAAGAGAAGCACACGGAAAGCTCAGGGGGCGGCAAGGGCGGCGGCGGCGGAACCAAGACCACCGAATATCTCTACTTTGCCTCCTTCGCGGTCGCCCTGTGCGAAGGCCCCATCGCCGGAATCGGCCGCATCTGGGCCGACGGCAAGCCCTTCGAGGTCGAGGGGGCGGTCTGGCGCGTGCACAAGGGCACCGAGACGCAAGTAGCCGACTCCCTGATCGAAAGCACCATGGGCACCGGAAACGCGCCAGCGTATCGTGGCGTGGCCTACATTGTCTTCGATGACCTGCCGCTGGAAAAGTTCGGCAACCGTATTCCACAGCTCTCCTTCGAAGTGTACCGGCTGATCGACGATCCGGACGGCGCCGAACAGGCGGTCAGGGCTGTGGCACTGATCCCGGCGGCGGGCGAATTCGTCTATGCGACCGAGAAAATCCTGCGGAGTTCCAACGGCACCACCATGCCTGAGAATGTCAATTCGACCGACGGGCGGCCCGATCTTCTGGTTTCCCTCGAT